TAAGATAATTTTCTTTTTCTCTTTCTAGCAATTTCTTTATCACTATCAACACCAGTGTTCCACAATCTTGTGTTTTCTTCGGACACAGGATCTTTTTGAGACATTGTTGTTAATGAGTTTTCAATATACCAACCACCTTTGTCTTGAAAGGCATGAGACCAAACTCTTTGCCAAGGTAAATCTTCTCCCTCTGTGGCAGGTAGAAATCTGATTACAGCGTAACCATTTCCTGTTTTGTCTAACTCTGGTTTCCAAAGTCTGTCGTCTTGATATTTGTTTTTGTTTGATTGATCCTCGGGATTGAGGTTTGTTTCAAGAGCTTTAGTTAATTTATCAAAGCCACTTGATGATGATTTTAATGCTTCAAAATCCATATTTGTATTCTCCTTATTATTGTATTATTATATTTGTGTATCCTGTATTAATCGGATTCATATTTATTTATAACTGTTTTATGAGCTCTACCAGGTTTAATTAGTCTATTTTCACCTTTTGGCCACCTCAACTTAATATTAATGTGACTGCCATCTGTTTTCAAAATAGATATGTCATGTCCATTATCAGTTGAATTGTCCCAATATCTTACATAATTATTTACTACTATATTCCGATCTTTACTCTTTTTAGTCATAGCTTTAATATAACACATTTACACCTCTGTGTCAATGTTCCTTTAGCCTATTAGTGTTTCCATGGTAGGATAGTCTATATAAAAGACGTTCTTTAGTCCTTCCCACTCTTTTATAGGTCTGCTTATTGCGTCATGTCCCAAATCTGCCTTTGGATTTACCTTGTAAAAGGTCACACCAGGATTATTAACAATCAAAGACTTCCACTGTTGTATCCAGTTTTTTGTTGGTACTTGTTGTTGTTCTTTTAGACCATAATATTTGGTATCTTTGTATAGATTATTAATCTTGTCATCGTTACTAGCCAAGTCGTGGCCAATTAAAAACATTTCTAAACTTATTTTATGTTCATTATTATCTGCGTCATTATATAAGTCTGTTGCCTTTGGTTGTTTTTCTTTTAATATAGAAATTGCACCAGCAGTAGGACCAGCAGCGAAACCCCAATCTCTAGGCGTCATCACATCGTCAATAGATTGTTCTTTACTATTCATAGAACACCAACTAACATCTACAGCAGTATGATTTACATTTTTAGACTCTATGTCTTTATTCTCTTTTAATATCTTAACTGCACCTGATATATTAGAGCCATGCATTACAAACTCTTGACAATCACCTCTCTCATTTTCATTAATTAATTTCTTTTCTTTGACTACAGCCATTTCTTCGGCAGTTATTGAGGCACCTGCATTTATAACAGACTCATATAACATTGCTGGCAATCTAGTCCAACCTCTTAAATATGTCTCATTGTCTTGACAATAACCACTGTTGTATATTTCATGGCATATACCTTGATCAACTGCAACTAAAACATCTGGTGTAAAATCTCTATACAATCCATTACAACCATATATTCTACCTTTGCCTTTTAATTTATTTAAATCATAACCTTTTCGGCTTTCACCGTTACCTATACAAAATACATTAGACATAAGTTTTTAAAATTCCTATCATTAATACCATTGCTAAACTTGTGTTCAATACCATTAGAGCTCTGTCGTGCCATAATATACCTACCCACAACCAACCTAGTGTACCTGCGAAACTAAAATATAAATCAAACATATGAAACGCACCACCACTGGCTCTGAAACATACTGCTGATAATATTAATATACTAGAAAACCATTTTAAGTACCATGAGAAGTCGTGTAAAGGTGTAACCTTACTCAATACTTTTTCTGGTTCTTTTATTTTTGGCTTTTCAGTTTTAGTTAAGTCTTTTATTTTTTTCTTTAATTTATCTATTTGCATAGCATCTTCAAACATTCCATTATTCGTCATCTTTTTCTGTTATATTAAAGCAGTAAAATACTATTGCACCACCAAAACCAATTACGATTATGCCTACTGCTAACATTCCTAATCCGTATCCTACTGTCATTAAAGTCCTTTCTTCATTACGTTATAAACTATTTTGTTCCAGTTATAATGTTCATCAATTGCACCAACATGGAGAATTGTACCATTATCCATATCAATAATTAACTGTTGACCACCATAACCATCCATTGCAAAAATAACTCTTTTTTTCATACCTTTATATGAAAAATGAATTTGACCACCATATTCATATGTAGCAGCCGCCGAGTGTTTATTAGTTATTCTTGAATCTTTAACATTTTTCTTAACTCTGTTGTCATAAATAAATCTTAGATAATCACCAATACAACTATCTGAATGGTAATCATTGTATAATGTTTTACCTATTCTAATATAATCTTCAGCAGTAGCAAAGAAAGTATATCTAGCATTACCTTTATCATCATCGGCTTTTGACCAAGAAACTTTACTAAAGTGAACATCGTTTTTTACACCAACATGATCAGTAAATATTTCTTTTAGAAAGTTCTCATAATTATCTACACCAATCTTGTGTATAACATAATTAATTGCAACTTGTGTTGACATTGCACTATAATTATATATAGAATTTTCTTTTTTCTTTTTTGTGTCTTTGAAGTATTGCATATTCCAAGTAACAGTTTTAGTGTTAATTCTTTTATACTTGTTACCATTAATAAAACCATCACCTCTAAATTTTCTTTCACCAACTATATTGTGATCGCCGGCTTTCATGTTAAGTGCTTGTAATAAGGTGTTATCGGCATACAAAGTATTATTTAAAACAGCCCAATCATTCATTTTGGCATTTAGATCAATACCATACTTACAAACAGCATGACCTGTAACATAAGAGATCATAGATTTACCTACAGAGTTTGATATTAATAAACCTTTGTTCTTTTTAATCTCATCATTCCATTTATTTTTATTAATTCTAATTTTACCATCTGAAAAAATAACGTATGAAGCCAAACCAGTTTTTTCTTGGTTTTGTAATTGTTTATCAACAAGTTTAGAAATCTTGTTATCAACTAATTCTGTTTCTAGTTTTTGATAGTTCTCACTACCTGGTGCTGACCAAGATATACCATGCCTAAACTCGTGACTTTCTGCTTTATGATGAGCTTTAGCAATGTTAGATAAACCAAACCATAGTAAGATGTTTAGTGTTATAATAAATGTTACATATTTTTTCATAGTGTTTTCCCTTTTGTTATTGTTATATAATACACTATTTTTAACAAAAAGGCAAGAAAATAACAACCAGAACATTTAGTGAACAAACACGTTCTTTAACGTTAATTTAGTCTCTGTTTCGTTGAATTTGATGAATTTTCTATGTTTTTTAAGACGTTTTGATAGATTAGGCCATACAAACTTCTCTGTAATCTGTTTGTCCCATTGTTTTATGAAGTTCAAATGGTAATTTAGAATCACCATTGTTTGAAAGTTTACTTTTTTGGAGAGAAGAAGTTTAAGCAGGCGTGGATGCTGGCCTCTAACAGGAGATAAACCATCGTCAAAAGAAAGACCATGACTAACAAAATCGGTACTAATATTTGTACAATCACCTCTAAAATGGTAATTAACACTATCTGAATATCGTCTATAATTGAGGTAAATAGTTTTGCCATCTTTTTCTAATAAGTTTCCTACCCATTTCTTATCGTTGTCTAAAAAATTAGCAACAAAGAAATCTACTATATTATATTTATCATACTGCTTACTCAATTTATGAAAGAAATACCTATCATTTCTTTTCGTAAATGTATCTAGTTTACAATTAACTTTACCACCATAATCAAAATAGTCATAGTTATCTGTAGTAAAATGTAGTTTTATTGCCAGATATGTTTTAAATACGTCAAATCCATCATGCATTTTATACCGGTAGCGATCCTTGTTTTGGTATATTTAATAGTTTTAAATTGATCGCTTCAACCTTTAATTTCTCTTTGATTTGTTTGTTGATAAATGAATTAACTTTACCTGGATCTAAATCTTTTTCTTCACATAAATGTATGATTGCGTCCATATAAGATATCTTTTCTTTTCTCACACATGCCTCTATCTCTATTGAGAAAGATTTACTATTCATTTTATTCATTATTATTTACCTTTAAGTTTGATCTATCAAACGTATGATACATGATACAAGTAGATTCACCTGTAGGTATATCAACAGTAGCTATAATCTGATCGTCTTTAGAATACATTACAACCATCATTACAGGCTCGCCATCTGCACTTGCACCTGCTCTGCCTAAACTTGCGTTCTCTAATATAAAACCTTTGTTTGTTATGAATTTGTGTACATAGTCCGGGTGTCCACATATAATAGGCATTTCACTTGGTGCTAAGTTAGTATTATTTTGATACGTTTCCTCTGATAAGGCTATTGTACTTATTAGTACAAATAGGAGGATTAATTTTTGCATTACACTTTATCTTTATTAAGTTTCTCATAGTATTTATAAAAGTCTTGTATGGCTTTTCCTAGCTTTTCTTCATATGGTTTTCTTTCTTTAACGTAAGGAACCATAGAACCATCTTCACCTGCAATTAGAACAACCAATTGTTCAATAGGTTTACCATATAATTCTTCGTACATAATAGCATAAGCACAAGTTTGTAAAAAGTAATTCTCAATCCAAGATTCTTGGCGTTCTTTGTTTGCTGTCTTGAAATCAATTACTGACAACTTGCCATTATATTCTGCAATACAGTCCACTTGTCCAGCAATAGTTAACTTCTTACTGTACATAATTGTTTCTAAACAATGTATGTTATTAATTTGATCTACGTATGGTTTGATTAGTCTGAACATACCTAAAGGTAATACACTTCTCTCACTAGGTGTTTCGCCTTTTAGATACTGTTCAATTAGATTGTGGGTTGCTGTACCACGGTTGGCTGCTCGTCTCATTTCCCAATTAGCAACATCTTCACCAATACTGTCTCGCCATTTTTGAAGACCTGCTTTCTTTTGAATACCAAGTACTGTAGTTATTGACGGATAATGTTTACCATCTACTTCATAAAATCTGAAGCCGTCTATTCTTTTACCCTTTGTTTTAGGCAAAGGTGTTTTGTCTAGTTCTATAAATTTAAATTTGCTCATAATATACTTATTCTATCACTTTCCAGTTGATTTGTCAACCCTCGTTCATACCATTTTAAGTTGATCTATACAACTGTAAATGGTCGTTAATTAATTCGCTGGAGTTTCTTAACTCCTCACGTTTTTCTTTTCACTTCGGCTCGTATGCCTCGTAACAGGTTTTACCACTTTCATTTCTGTAAGCACGTAAAATTTGTTTTCTATTGTCTTCAACTTTATACGAACAATGTATCCACCCACTGTTAGGTTCATCTAACTTATGGTATTCCAGAATCATCTGGTCAAACTCTAGGTTATCTGATATCCATTTACATAGTTCAGCGTTGGACAATCCAAATATTTCAAAATCGGCCGCTTCCGCTTTAGCATGCTGTGAATTTTTACTTGAGCCTATGGCTTCACACAGCTCTACTGATCTGTACCCACTAGACACGGTAACTACCTTGCCATAATGGTCTCTTATTGGTTGTAATACTTTTTCACATAACAGTTTTAACTTGTTGATTTGATCTTCGTTAGGATTATTATTAATGCCTTTACGATCAGCTGTTTGTGAAGCTGTTAATTCTTTTAAACTAAAATTATTACTTAATTTCATTTTATCCTCTCGTTATTTTTAACACTTTTTCTATTTGTGCCTTGATGATTGGACCTCTGTTAGGCCAATGTATGTAAGGTTCTGTTGTCTTACTTAAATTATATAAAAACGGTAATATTACTTTCTCTAACTCTTTGAATTTAGCTTTAGTATCTTCATCTGATATTTCTTTAGTAATAGTATCTTTTTCTGCCACTATCTGCATTATTTCGTTCATCATGGACTTGATAGATGATACGTCCTGTTTGACCTTTGATATTTCTAAACTAGCATTTTCTATTGGTTTTGTATCAACCACTGGTACTTCTTGTTTAGGTGGAGCCGCTACTGCTGTAACACCCCAATCATCTTGGAGGTCAAAACCTCTCATGTAATCCGGTAAATCTTTTGTCGCCATTATTTTTTCCCCTTTGCTTGTCTTTTTAGGTGTTTCTGTACAACATTTCTTGTTGCAATTTCTTTAGATGATCGGCTTCTATATCTGTCTGCCAATGCACTAGTAGGATGTGCCTCTGCTATACGTGATAGATTGTCTTTCCAACCACCATCGTTCTTCATATTGACACCCATTACACCACCTGATATATTTAGTACCTGTGGTACTTGTGTTATGTGCTTATTCTTTTTCATATAAGCCTCCATTTCTGCAATGGTCATCATTTCTGTAAATTCTTTTTTAGTTTTTTTATTTCTAAACGTGTATATTGGCATTTGCTAATCCTATAATTCTTTGTATTAATTCGCCTAGACCATTTTGTCTCTGCATAGTTAATAATTCTTTGATACCTAATGGTATAAAATTATCAACTGTTAAATTGGCAATCTCTGTTGCTTGTTCGTTGTTTACTATATCAGTGACCACTTTAGCCGTACCTTTGGTTATATGAGCGTCACCATCTACTTTATATATCATTGTACCATCTTCTTGTTTACCACCAATTATCCATAATTTACTGGCACAACCATGTATTCTATTTTCCTCTGTCTTTACAATATCAGGTAAAGTTTCTACCTCTTTGGCCTTGTCTACCAAGTATTGTAACCTATCGTGGCCTTCTAACATTTTTAAATTGTCACCTGATTCTTTAATCTTTTCAATTATCATTTACCCTTAAAATATTTATTTAATCTATCTGGTTCGTCTCTATGTTTATTATCTGGATCCATACTATCTTTTTTATCTGTTATAACTGGCCATTGTCTTGACCACTTATCGTTAAATGCAATCCACTTTTTTCCTTCTTCTTCCATGTCTGATAGTATTGCTCCTTCAGGACACTCTGGTTCACATACACCACAATCAATACATTCATCTGGATTGATTACTAACATATTTTCTCCTTCGTAAAAACAATCTACAGGACAGACCTCCACACAGTCGGTATGCTTACACATAATACACTTATCGTTTACCGAATAAGCCATTATAAATCTTTTAGTGTAGCAAGTTTATCTTTAGCGTCTGTAAGTTTAATTAGTTCTTTCTCTGCTGTCTCAACGTAATCTATATGCTCTGCAACACCAATTGGGTTTTCTAAAAACGTTTTTAAGTTTGCTTCAGATAAGGCTACGTCACCCTCTAATTTCTTAATTAATGCTTCTTTAATTGCCATTTTTTCTCCTTTTGTAATAACTATAAAATCCTTCGTCTTGAAAATATTTAGCGATGTGGTCAGCAGGTACTTGATCACTGACTATACAATCGTATAGACTTTCATACTCACTTTTTTTTAGTTTTTGTTTTGTTTCTTTGTTCATTTAATATTCTACCATAATTAGGCCAACCAAATTTGTCTGGTGATTCATCTACATATCTCCAACGAATAACTCCTGTATCAGGATTTCTTTCGTATATTTTTTCTTTTGATTTAGCCATTAATCTTTCCCCTCAATACTAGTTCCCTTAAAAGGATCATTTTCTGTATCTCTTACAATCTCATCTTCCATTAAGTCTTGTGGTAAACTATTGTCACCTTGTATTTCTAAATTAGCAAAAGGGTCTTCTACTGTAAGTGTAGCAACATTTTCATATGTCACCTCTACATCTGATAGTCCTTCTCTTAAAATTTTTTCTTCGTCTAATGTCAAAGGTCTTATTTGATTTACGTCCATTGCCATGTATCTATCTTCTCTTTCTTTTTTCTATTGTATTTCTTTTTAGATTCTACAACTTTTGGTTTATATTTTGGTGTTCGTACCTCTTTAGCAATAGGGTTTTTCTTTTTGCCAAAAATTTCATTCCATCTTTTTTTATAATGTTCATCTGACGGTCTACTTCTACCATCAAATCTAAACGTACTTTTACTTGTTGTCTTTCCTAATCTCGCCATCTTTAACTCCGTTTACATACCACTCTGGTATAACAGCTGGTGTTTTCCAGGTAGCAAATTCTCTTTTTTTCATTACATAATATTTTCTGTACGAGCCAATCACATCACCAGGTATTTTACATTCATCTGGCATAGCAGGTGTTGGATCAGTAGCAATCTTATTTATAGGTATATTTTTAGGTGGTTGTCGTAATACTTCTTTGAGTTTACGAATAGTCATATGATCCTCTGTATGGTTGTATCTCAATTTAAATTGTTCATTAAGAGCAATCATATGTTTGTATAACCAAGTATAATGAAACGCATTTGACATTACCCATACTGTACTAGGGTGACCTGTATGACACGCCTTGTAAATAGTATTTTCTAGGTAAGGGTCTTCTAGTCGCCATCTTTTAATCTTACGGCCATTTTTAGAGTAATCTGTCCACTCTATGCCGTCTAGTAATCTATGTGCTGTAGATAACATTTGAGCAGACTCAATAATCATCTTACATACATGTTTGTCACAACTCATTTCAGCTGATACAACTGGATCTTTGTCTAGATAAAATATATTCATATTACCTCATTATATATGGACCAAACAAAATGGCAAGCAACAATGATGGTACAACTATAGACAATGGCCAAAACTCTAATAGTTCTTTCCATAATACCACTTCGTCTTGTTTCTTTTGTTTACTCACTTCTTTTTTAATCTCTCTCATCAAGTTATGAATAGGTTCGCCTTTTTGAAAGTTAGGAAAACCCATGTTGTTTAATAAAGCAACTTGATTGTAGACCTCTGATAGTGTCTTTTTCTTTAGTGTAATATTAATTGTTTTCATACGTATATATTATCACATCTGGCCTAAAAGGCAAGCGATTAGTGTATATTCCTCTGATATAGGTCACTTCTATTGAATTTAGTACACAATTTGGTAAATATACCAAACCAGAAGTCTTTAGACCACTCTGTAGTAGCACCTTTGGTTGCCTCCACAGCGTTGTTTATAAGTCTTTCTTGTTTTTCTGGAGTGTTACTGATTCTTTCTATGTATTGTCTCATCATATAATTATACCTCATTTATTTGTTTTTGTCAAGCCACTATTTACCTAAATTGGTGCCTTGTGATATTATTGTTCGTATCGTTGTAAAAGTAGGGTTATTCCAATCTAACGTCTTCTTACATTCTAGGTCTGATACACAGGTCGTTTTCATGCACCCACCCAAAGTCACGAGCAATAATATTAAAATACTAATTCTTATCATCTAAATTCACTATCTGGCTTAACTTCAACTTAATCTCATCTGGATTATCGCCAAGGTCTTTTACCACATTTTTATATTTTTTCAAGTTCTTATTTCTTTTCATTAATCTATTTAATTTGTTTTGTAAATTTTGCTGTTTATTAGACTTTATTAATTGTTTCTTTAATCTCCATTGTCTCAATGATATGTTGGCTGCTATCAATAACAATACAGCCAATGGGTCAAATACAAATATTAAAATCAGTATAACAATTCTAACTGCCTTGTCAATATTATCTTTTGCACTTTCACCATATATTAACTCTGCAACATACTTAATAGGACCAACCTCTGCCTCTATCTTATCTTGTGCTAATGATAGTGTTGCTTTCTTATCTGATAACTCTGCGATCTTATTACTTGCGTCTTCAATTGCATTGTTTAAAGCAGCTCTTTCTTCTTCTTGTTTTGCTCTTTCTTTTAAACCTCTAGTCACATATTCTTTATCAATGTAGACCTCTAATGCTTTGTCTAATAATGTTAACGTATTTTGTGATCTGTCTATAATAGTTTGTTGTCTTGAAATCTGGTCGGTAATTTGTTCTAGTTTTATATTATTACCAGATGTAGGTTTAACTTGATCAAGGTGTGCCTTTGATAAGAAACCAAAGATACCCATAGAGGTAATAAAAACTAATACAATGATTGCTGTAAACAAATACATTTTTAACAATCTAGGTACATCACTTTGCCAATTATTGTATAACCATGAGGCTGCTACTAACTTACCTACTTCTAATGCCGTACCCATAGCAATAATTGGTACTACTGCACCGGCAAATAGTGTTGCAAGACCTATGATAGAATAACCAGCGGCTATTACAGATATAGATATTGCACTTAAAAATGTTAGTATAATTAGGAACATATTAGTGTTTGTAGTTTTCTCTTATCTTTTTAATGATACTTTTTACTTTCCAGAAATAGTCTTTATCACTGGCATATGAGTCAAGCGTTTCAACTAATTCTAAACTATCTGCACCTGTAGCTAATAGTTCTCTGTACTTCTCATAAGCATGGTGATTGCTTAAAGTATTTATATAATGTAATACACTATCACACTCGTG